GAATATCAAGTCTCCATTTAGAAGCCACCAGTTGCAGGGGCAGGTATACCTACATTTATGTCATTTAATGGTTGCAGAAGGTCTTTTAGATTCTGCGCCAACAGAGATTGTATTTATCTATGAACTTAAATCAAGTCAAGACTATAAAGAATTTACAGTTCAATATAACCCCGAGTACACCAAAGATATTTTTGATAAGGCTATGGATGTTTCCTGGGCAGTTGACAACAACCGACCACCAGTGTGTAGTATTAACCCAGTAGTTGGGTGTAAGAGATGTGCACCTTTTAGAGGAGGAGAAGCATGAGCCCTATTGAATTAAAGGTAGCTGAGGCCAGTAGTAGAACTATTCAGGCGTTAAAGAATCAAGGCTTATTAGTTAACGAACGTTTTGGTTATGACGCTCCAGCATTACCATCAGACATCACAGGTATGATGGAAGAAGAAGTTATGGATTTATACACAAAGTATGTTGCTTATTTAGAGTTTATAAACCTACAGCTTTGGTGTGCAGAAGTAGATAAAGCAGAAGGCGAAAAAGTTCTTAGCATAGTTAGGGCTGAAAAAAAATTATCCCTCAAGGGTTCTGGCAAGGCAGTGGCCATGATTGACGCAGAGATTGAGTTGGATGAGGAGTACCGAAACAAAGCGGATGCTTTGCAAGAACTATCAAATTATTGCGGCCTTATAAAGATTATCTCTGACCGCTTATCAAAAGATATTGCTCTAATCAATAGAGAGATTACTCGTAGAGTTAATATAAACAAAGCTGCAGGTAGAAGTACCTGGCTATTACCTTAGGAGGACACATGACTTGGGAACAAATGGCTTTATTTACTGATGAAGAGCTTGGTATTAGAAGATCCTATAAGTTAATTGGACTAACAGGTTATGCTCAGTCGGGTAAAGATACTGTAGCAAACATTCTTGTAGAGAAGTATGGATATAGACGTGTCGCTTTTGCAGATAAGATCAGAGAGTTTTTGTACGACGTAAATCCCCTGGTTGCTTGCAGCCCAACAGGTTATCTAAAAGACTTAGTAGATCTTGTTGGTTGGGATAAAGCTAAGCAGGAGAATCAAGTAAGGCGTTTATTACAAGACTTGGGAGTATCTGCCCGTAAAGTTTTTAATGAAGACTTTTGGATTCAAGCCGCCTTATCTGACATGCACCCATCAGAAAGAATCGTTGTTACTGATGTTCGTTTTACCAACGAAGCAAATTATATTGAGCGGTTTGAGGGGCAGCTCTGGAGAGTTGTACGCCCTGGAGTAGAAGCAGTAAATTCTCACATATCAGAGACTGAGTTGGACGGATTTACTCCAGACCATACCATTGTCAATGGGGGAACTTTAGAAGACTTAGAACTCCTAATTAAAATTAGGATGAACGATGCCATCGCAATCTAGAAAGCATCGCGGGTACAAATCCCAGGACATTCTTGCCAACAAGTTAGTGTCTGAAGGCTGGCCTTATGCAAAGTCTACTGGTGCGGGTAGATCAGGTACTGACGTTACAGGAACTATCGGCATAGATTGGGAAGTAAAAGCTCGCAAAGATTTTAATCCAAGTGCAGCTATAAAGCAGCTAAAGGAAAGAAGTGCGGACGACCTGTTGCCTGTAGCCGTCCTCCGACTAAATGGCCAGGGACCAGCTACCGTGGGAGACTGGCCAGCAGTTCTTAGGTTAGACGACCTAATTAAGCTATTAAAGGCGGCAGGATACGCTGACTTAACCCCATAAATATCGTACCGTTTACCTTCGGAGGGCTTCCACTATTCGAAACCGAAGGACTACTAAACGTGGCAGAAGAAACTGAAGATAAATTCCTGCGTGTAAGCGCTGGATCTAATGCACAGTCGGTTGGTTCGGCTATCGCCCACGCTCTCTATGAGGCTCCTCAAGTTAAATTAAGAGCTGTAGGCGCATCCGCTGTCAACCAGGCTGTCAAAGCTATTGCAATAGCTCGTGGATATGTTGCCCCAAGAGGGCTTGATCTTACTTGCAGACCTGGATTTACTACGGTAGATTCAAGAGATGGACAAATCTCTGCGATAGTCTTTACTATACAAGTCTCTTAGGGTATTCTTATCATTAAGAGATCTAACAAGGGTTAGGATTAAAATGGCAGATGCAACATCAGAAGCTTTAGCCGGAATGGCAAAGCAAGGCCGCACCCCTATGGGACGTGAAGGCACTAAGTTTTCTACGGCTACACCAAAAGCTGGTAAGTTAGTTAAGAAGCAGGGTGCACAGTCTGGAGACCCAAGCGCTTACGGTACTAAAGCAAATCGTAAGAACGCGTTGCCTTCAGCAGCTGAGCGAAATGGCGCAGCTTATTCACCTACTACCGCTAGATATACAAAGCAGGTAGACCCAGCTTCAGGTGAGACCCAACGTAACGGCGTCATTATTCGTACAGCTACAAAGCGTACTCGAATTAACTTTGACGGCGGAACTTCCGCTTCGTACTAATTTCGTGTAGTATATGCCTAGCCTCAGAATTGGGGCTAGGCAATACGGACCAACATACGGAGCAAACATATGTTACAAAACCTCTACGAAGAGGCTAAAGAAAATAACAAGATCCTCAACTATTGTGTTGTAGGACAATGGGCAGCTTCTCTTGCAGAAAATGATAGAGCTGCATTTGATACTTCGATTAATGACGCAGACTTCTCAACGAGAAGTCTTTTTCGTTTATACCAAAAAGCAGGAGCAACATTTGGTTTGTCATCCCTGCTCACCCATAGAAATGGAGCATGCGGATGTCCTTAGCAGATGATTATGATGCAATAATTCAAGCCGGTAATCAAGGATCAGATAAGTTAAATAAAAGTATTCCGGATGCTTGGCGTCCTAGATCAGAGATTGGCACTGATGGTGGATTTGTTGTTTCAACACCTAGACCAGATGGTAATACGCCAGGTGCAGAAGATATTCTGCGTGAAGCAAATCTAAACCCAGAAGAGTGGGCAGTCGTATCCCATCGTAGATCTCGTTGGCAAACATACAACGGTGATTGGTTAGAGTCGTTTAGAGTTAACGTAGTTCCAGTTACTGATTCGGTTAAAAAAGATTATGACTTAGAGCAGTTGTTGGAGGGTATAAGCAAGTGGACACCAAACAAGTCTGTAGATACAACTGGAGATTTAACAGCCGTATATAGCATTGGCGACACACAATACGGTAAAGACGATACCCCAGCTATTATTGATAGAGTGTTAAAAGGTTTTGATGCATCAGTAGAACGCCATCAAGAACTAACTAAAAAATATTCTATTGGTCAGATCGCATTACCACAGTTAGGTGATTGCATCGAAGGCATGACTAGCCAAAAAGGTAAAGTCATGGGACGTCATGATATAGGAGTATCAGAACAAGTTCGTGTAGGACGACGCATGCTTATTTCACAGATTAAAGCTATGTCTCAACTAACATCTAAAATTATTATTCCTGTAGTTCCTGGTAATCATGATGAGGTACAAAGGTTTCTTGTAGGTAGGCCGGAAGATTCTTGGCAGATTGATATTGTTGCTTCAGTAGAAGATATCTGTAAAGAAAATGATTTCCTTCGTGATCGAGTTGAGTTTAGGTATCCTGCTGCAGACGATTCAACTATTGCAGTAGATTTAAGTGGAACCCTATATGGCATGGCTCATGGCCATCAAGCTAGGGATCTTATTAAGTGGTGGATGGGACAAGCTATGGGACGTTGCTCCGTCGCTCAAGCTGACATTCTAAATGTTGGTCACTTTCATCACTACCATGTTCAAAGCGTAGGCCCTAGGTTATTTATACAGAACCCTGCAATGGATAATGGCTCCGCTTGGTTTAGAAATAAGTCCGGTCTTGAAAGCGCCCCAGGTCTTGTTTCTTTAGTCGTAGGGGATGGTATAGATCCACGCAGGGAGCTAGTAGTCTTATAAATAAGAACGGGGAGCCTTTCGGCTCCCCGTCCTAGATAAGGATCACATCCTAATTATTTAGGTTTACCACAACAATGGCATGTCTCCTGAGTTTCAGCAGCTGGAGACGGAGATGATTTAGCTGCCCCTTTAAACTTTGGGCGACCAAATCCAACGATAGAGATTTGTACATTCTTTTTATTTTTCTTGTATGCACGTAGTTTTTTGCAGACCTCTCCTCCGTTACGTTGACTACCTTTGGAATCTCCAGAGGTATTTCCTTCTATGCACCATACGGTGCCGTCTTCATTGTCCTTAACAACAATGCCGACGTGCGAAATACGGTCTACTCCATCGGATGGGAAATCAAAATACGCAATATCGCCTGGTTCTGGATCAGCTAGGTCTCCATCAATCCAAGAGTTCTTCTTCTTAAATGCTTGTGCTCCACCTGGAGTGTAAACAGTATTAGGTACTTTTACTCCAGCTTGATCAGCGCACCACATAACGAATGAGCCACACCATGGCTGAAAGTTAGCCTTGGTAAAAGCACCATACTTAGTTTCGTTATCTTTAGGACCTTCTACGGTTCCAATCTCCGCAGTAGCTACTTCAATGAGCTTTGCTGCTGTTCCCATTTCAGCCATTAGTCTTTATCCCATTCCTCATCTACTGGTTGTGGTTCTGGCATAGCGCCGTCTGGTTTTGCCAATCTACGGGCTTTAGCATCATCAATCTCCGCTTCAAGCTTCTTGTCGGCTTGAGTGTTCTTAGCATCCATCTCTTTATTAGCAAGCTGTGCTGCCATAATATCTTTAGCGCCTGATTGACCGATAAGAAGGCCAGCAAGAGTTCCGGTGATAAATGTTGCTACGCTTCCAAGAACGTTAAAGAACATCTTGTCATTTTCAGACTGAGCCCCAATAGGTTGAGTAACAAATAAAAGGCCATAGAGAATACCTATAGCGGTAAAAAATAAAATAGAGCCTAGTGTTATGCCTAAAATAAACTTAAGGCGAGCATCTAGTTCTTGGGGGGTAAGTCTTTCTTTAGCCATTTTGTGTTCCTTCTTGTTCTGGTTTGCCTAAGTCTTCTGGACAAGTTCCACTAGCTGTGCAAATTGGTGGCTTGCATTCTGCTGCTTCCCAGTTTGCTGGATCTTGACACGGATATCTAAAATGTCCATCATATCCGCAGCCTGTTAAAAAGACCAGGGACATTCCTGCAAGGAATAGCTTACTCTTATTCTTCATCCTTTGGGTTCCTCAAGGGGTATGTGATTGCCCACGCCAGCAAGGTGCCTACTATTGCGTAGCCTACAACAGTCTTAGCACTACCGTCTAGGACAACCCAGGCAATAAACATGCCTAATAGTGTCCAAAGCTGATCTATCATGTCTCTAAGTAGCTTCAAGGTTTGCGTCTCCTATATCCTTTTGATTCTCCAGAGGCTCCTCCGCCTCCAGAACTTCCTCCACCACTAGAGCTACCACCGGTGGTGGTTCCTCCAGCAGCGCCAGCAACTGCTACAGCATTGATTGCAGCATTGCCTGCAATGACGGCAGCAATTACCATTTTTTCTGCTTCTTCTCTTTCTTCAGGGGACATATCAGCACCGATACTTCCAAGTGCTTGTAGTGCTTCCCCGGGGTCGCTAAATATTGCGCCAACTAATTCAGATGGGTTCTCTAATAAAACGAGAGCCGCAGCAACGTCTGCTGTAATTATAACTTCGTTACCGTTTTCATCCTTCCTAACCTCAACTGGAGTCTCGGCAGGAAGATC